CCCCGGATCCTGACTCGCAAACCAACAAAGGACAACAATGGGCGATGTAGCCAGGGCGCTTCTCATGAAGATGTGTGCGGAGGCGACCATCGAAGCAGTGGACAATCTACTTCAGACCAGCCAGCTTCTCGGCGGACTGAGCAAAGCTATCATCGAGGAGAACATCCCCGATGTGATCAACCCGAGTCAGCTGATCGAAGCATCCGCCCGGTGCATCGACACGATTGAACTCATCGTGGAGGCGGCACGCCCGCCCGAGTACGAACTCAGCCATTGGGAGAACACCGACCTGCACCGCGAACTCGCGCAGGTGCGTGAGGCGCTCGCAGGTCTGCGGGAGAACCTGCTCGACATAGCCAAGGAGGAATAATGGATGTGGAACTGTACCACAGAAGACCACAAGGAGACGCCGAAGACCATCCCACAACAGATCACAACGTCGTGCGTGCAGAGACGACCGTGGTGGCCAACGACGGCCAGCAGTTCGGCGTCATGTTGCTCGACGCGGACGACACCTTTGACGTCGTCGTGCAGTGGCCGAATAATGAACGTGAGATCGTATGGTCTCTGGTGAGAGAGCGAACGCTTGAAGGTTGAAATCTTGATCCTGATATTTCTTCTCTGCGTTGCGCTCGCCCTCGCGTTCAGGCGGAACAAGTAACCATGCGCGGCATCTTCTGCGTAGACCCCGGCCAGTCCACCGGCGTGGCCTGGGGCATCTTGGACGACCACTCGCGCGGCACCGCCATCGAGGCGGTCGCCAACCGGCTAGAGAGCGACAGCACGACAGTGACCGGGAAGGAGCCTGACCAGATCCGCGAGTTGTACCGGCTCTGGACGTACTTCAAGCGGCGATGTGTTCGGGTGAACCAGCTGGAGCCGGATTGGATCGACCTGGTGATCGAAGACTTTGTCCTGTTCCCCGGCGAGAAGCCTGGCAGGAACACGACTACACCAGAGCGGATTGCCTGGGGATTCGAAGGGTACCGCATGGCCATGTACGACCGGCACCGGCCCCACGCCGACCCACCGCAGCGTCACCTCACTCCGGCCATCTGGCAGAAGTCAGGAGCGGCTCACCGCTTCTCCGACCGCAAGCTGCTGACCGAAGCCAACGCCTGGATACGCGGGCGCGAGCACGAGCGGAGCGCGTTCGCGCATATGATCCTGAGGACGAACGTTCTGCTCGACCGGCAGTTGCCGGCGTAACGTACGCGCTTATACGCGCGTACGCGCGAGACCTGGCACCGGTGTTTGGCCCTTTACGCGAGCGTTCCCTGCAGCTAAACTCCCGTCGATGAGCACCCCCTGGCCCGACGAGACCCTACGCCCGCTGCCCGTCGAGGGGTTGGCCGAGCGTGGGCCAGAGTGGGAACCCCTTGGACGGAATCCTGCTGACGTCGGTGAGGGCCGCGAGTTCTGGTGGGATCCAGTTCACGGCTGGATCCGCCATTGCGGCCCCACCGTCGTCGTCACCATCCCGCCGGACTACACCAAGCCGTACTAATGCCGTATCGGAACCTCAAGCGCACTCTGACGAAGGAGCAGCGCCAGCGGGTGAAGAATCGGCAGAAGCGGGACGAGCGGCTTCCGTCCATCTGTGGCGCCACGAAGCGCGACGGCACCAAGTGCAAGCTCGGCGCTGGCTGGGGAACCACCCACATCGGGATCGGCCGCTGTAAGCGACATGGTGGCCAGCTGTCAACTCAACGCAAGAACGCGATTGTCCAGAACGCGCAGCAGTTCATGGGAGCGCCGAAGGACATCAACCCGCTCGACGCGATCATGTGGTGCATTCGGATCTCGGCCGGGGAAGTCGAATGGCTGAGCATGAAGATCGCGGAAGTGGATGAGAAGGATTGGATCGAAGACACGCAGTTCGGGCGGCAGATGAACGTCCTGCAGCGCTCGCGCGCGGACGCGCAAGACAGACTCGTCCGCTACTCCAAGGATGCCATCCAGCTAGGGCTAGCCGAGCGCGCCATCAAGCTCGCGGAGAACTTCGGTATGATGCTCGCGCGCCTGCTGGAGAACATCGCAGCGGATCTGGAACTGAGCCGCAAGCAGAAAGAGTTGTGGCCTCATATCGTACGTCGGCAGTTGATCCTACTGGAAGGTGGCGTGCCGCCCGAGCGCGCCGAACTCATCGAGGGTGAGGTCATTGCCGAAGACGAAGCAGCAGCGTAGGATTGACGAGGGACTGATCCCCGACTACGGGGCGTTCCCCACCGGCACAGTCGATGCGACGCTGCGTTACCTCTTCCCCGAACCAGCGCCTTACATGGACAACGCGACCGGGTGGATCAAAGAGGTTCTGCGCGAGAACATCTGGAGCAAGCAGGAAGAGATCTGCCAGTCCGTAGTGGACAACCGCTACACGGCGGTGAAGGCTTGCCATGGCCCCGGAAAGAGCTTCATTGCGGCGAGGATTGGGTGCTGGTGGCTGAATATTCATAAGCTTGGCGACGCATTCCTCGTCACGACCGCCCCGTCATGGCCTCAGGTGCAGGCGATCCTCTGGCGAGAGATTCGGCGGGCGTGGCGCATTGGCAAGTTGCCCGGACGCATAACCCTCGAATGCCAATGGTACATGGGCGAGGGGAGATCGGACGAGGAACTGATCGCAATGGGTCGCAAGCCCGCCGATTACAACGAGCAGGCATTCCAGGGTCTGCATGCTCGCTACATCCTCATCGTCATCGATGAGGCCTGCGGGGTACCGGAAACACTTTGGACGGCGGTCATGACTCTCATGACGAACGAGAACGCGCGAGTGCTCGCCATCGGCAACCCGGACGATCCTGGCAGTCACTTCGCGCAGGTCTGCAAGCCGGGGTCTGGATGGAACGTGATCTCCATCCCGGCGTTCGACACTCCCAACTTCACCGGCGAGGCTATCCCGGCGGACATGGCCGAGAATCTCGTCACCCCCATGTGGGTGGAGGATCGGAGGAGGGATTGGGGTGAAGGATCACCGCTCTGGCAGGCGAAGGTGCTGGCCGAGTTCCCCGACATTTCAGACGAGTACCTCATCACCCCATCGATGATTCAGACGGGGATCGACACCGACCTGCCAGGTATCGAGAAGGGGCGCTATGGGGCTGACGTGTCGCGTATGGGCGTGGACAGAACCGTTGTGTATCGGAACAGGGGCGGGGTCATTCGCTACGTGGACTCCTGGGGGATGACCGATACCATGAAGACCACCGGGAAGTTCAAGCTCATCCTCGACCAGCACCACCGTACGAATCGACCGAACATGGTCATCGATATCATCGGTCTCGGCTCTGGCGTCTTCGACCGTCTGCGCGAGATGGGCTACCCGGCGACACCGTTCAACGGAGCCGAGCGCGCGTACCGACCAGACAAGTTCAAGAACCGGCGCGCTGAAATCTACTGGACGTTCCGGCAGAACTTGGAGGATGGCAACATCGATCTCGACGCGGAAGACCTACAGCTGCAGGAGCAGTTGCAGAACATCAAGTGGTGGGTCGATAGCTCGGGACGTATTCAGATCGAGTCGAAGGAAGACATGCGTGAGCGCGGGGTGAAGAGCCCAGACCGCGCTGATGCCTGTGTTTACTCGACCGTTCATTCAGGGCCTCTGATCGTTCAGCCGATCAGCAAAGGCTCCATCGCCTCCGACCTACTAACCATGGAGATGTGATGGCAACTGAATGGTGGGAGAAAGCGTACCCTGGCGGCAAGATGGTTGCCGTCCGAGGATTCCCGCGACCGCTGTATCCTCCCGACGCCGCAGCCCAGGGTCACAAGCATTCGGTGGATGGCCCTGATGTGGAGGCATACAAGCGTACGGTATCGCGGGCTGGCCGCTGGAAGTGGCAAGCGTTCGACCAAGACTTCTCGAATGCCTTCAGTCACGGTAAGTCCGGCAATGTCCCCGACACCGGCATTGCCGGAATCCAGCGGCAGCAGAACATGGAGCCGGATACCGGCTGGGTCGGCGAGAAGACTTTCAACACTCTTCGCTCCATCAGGATCCCCGAAGGCCTGCCCCACGCAGGCGAAATGGCGATGGACGCGCGCAGCGTCGAACTCGTCAATGCGGCATGGGACATGTTCAAGGGGAAGGAGCCTGCGTCGCCTTCAGCCCAACCCGGTACGGCGGCGCAGGCTCGACTCTCCGCGGCCATCGCGGAGATCGGCACGAAGGAATCGCCGCCGAACTCCAACCAGTGTCCGTACTCGCAATGGTATGGGATGATCGGGCCGTGGTGCGCGATGTTCTGTACCTGGGCTGACCAGACCGGCGAGCGCCCGACCGCGAGCTTCAAGCGCGGCAGTAAGTACGCATACGTTCCGTACGTTGTGCAGGACGCTCGGATGGGCTACAACGGGTTGTCGATCACGTCCGAGCCGAAGCCAGGCGATCTCGTCTGCTTTGACTGGGACTGGAACGGTGAGTTCGATCACATTGGCCTATTCGAGAAGTGGGTCAATGCTGACACCTTCAGCGCTATCGAAGGGAACACGAGCAACTCAGACAACTCCAATGGTGGCGAGGTCATGCGTCGGAATCGGAGTAGATGGTCGCAGGACACCGTCTTCGTTCGGGTGAAGGAGTGACATGGACAAGGTTTGGACAAAACAGGACGTGATCCTCCTCGGGATCTTCGTCGTCTTCCTCATCTTTCTGATCCATAACTGGTAAATGGCCCGGCCGAAAACAAAGACTGCTACCGGCGCAGCCCCGCCGACCAACGAGATCGGCACAGTACTCAACGGCAACTTCTCGCCGGCAGGCATGGCCCCGTGGATTACATGGGTCGATGTCGAGGAGACCGTGCCACAGCTTCGCTGGCCGATGTCGATTCGGACGTATCAGAATATGCGGAACGATTCGCAGATCGCTGCGTTGTACGAGGCGACGCTACTCGCAGTCCGCAAGATGGAGTGGCTGATCGACCCGAACGGTGCAGACACCGAGATCGTCCAGAAACTCTCGACCGACTACAACATTCCGATCCTGGGCGAGAAGAAGGACAACATAAAGCGCGGTCGTCTGAAGAATCGGTTCAGCTTCCGCGATCATCTCCGACTCGCGTTCAAGGCCGGGATCTATGGTCACTACTACTTCGAACAGGTCGGCTACATTGGTGACGGCCGCAACGGGAATCCCAGCGACGGCTTGTGGCACCTGAAGAAGCTCGCTGAGCGTCCGCCGATCACCATCCAGGAGTTCCGCGTAGCTGACGACGGCGGGCTGATCTCGATTGTCCAGAACGTCGTACAGCCGAACGCGGCATCCTGGCAGAACCCGGTGCCCGAGATCCCGATTGACCGTCTGGTTGGATACGTCTGGGATCGCGAGGGTGCTAACTGGGCTGGCCGTTCGTGGTTCCGCGAGTGCTACAAGAACTGGCTGATCAAGGATCGTCTGCTGCGGATCGACGCGATCAACCACGAGCGTGCGGGCGGCGTACCGTACATCGTTGCGCATCCGGGCGCTACCAACGACGAGATCGACGAACTGAACCGGATGGCACAAGCGTTCCGCGTAGGCGATACGGCGGGCGGTGCTGTTCCTTCCGGGGCCAAGTTCGAAGTGGCTCGCGGCCTACAGTCTTCGGTCATCAACTCTGTGCAGTACCACGACGAGGCGATGGCCCGTAAGTTCATGCTCATGGTCATGCAGCTAGGCCAGACGCGCACCGGCTCTCGCGCGCTCGGGACAACGTTCGTAGACTTCTGGGCATCGGGGATGGAAGCAATCGCCTGGTGGTTCGCTGACATCTTCAACCAGTACGTGATCGAAGACGACGTTGACTGGAACTTCGGAGAGGATGTCGATCAGGTACCGCTACTGGTATTTGACTTCGACCCGGAGCTAGTCGCTGCCGATCTCGTACAAATGATCTCCGTCGGGGCCATTATCGTGGATGATGAGCTGGAAGGTGAGATCCGCAAGGAAATGCATCTGCCTCCCGCTCAGCATCCGCGCCCGGTACCGGCTCCGCTTCCGCCTTCGGCTGGTGTGCAAGAGATGCCACCGCCGCCGGTGGATCCGAACGTCCCGACGGATTCCAGTGGAAAGCCCACCCATCCACCGGCCGCTTTGCCGCCGGGAGAAAAGCCGTCAAAGCCTGCGCCCAAGCCCAAGCCAACGTCTGGGGCGCAGACATGACGGTGACGGTCGCCCGTCAGAGGTTGCTCCCTCCCGGTAGCGGCCGTCACCGTCTACAAACGAGGAGGTACTATGGCTAGGAAGGGCGCAGGGCCGAAGCCCAAGTTGTCGAAGGGTAGTTCGGCAAAGACGAACAGCCCGAAGGGTGGGTTTGCCGGCCAGGTGAACTCCAGCCAGAGTTCGGGCATGAACGTCGGTGGTGTCACCGACAAGACCGCTCGGAATCGCGTCGCAACCCAGGGAACGATGCTGCACAAGCAGCTGAAGGCGAACAAGAGCACCGGGATGAAGGTTCCGGGCATGAGTACGCCGAAGGCCCAGGGCAGCCCGACGGCGCGGAAAGAGGGCAAGGTAAAGAAGGTCTGATGCCTGCCCGTTCTCAGAAGCAGCGTGCTTTCATCTACGCGACCAAGGGCGCGGCGTGGGCAGAGAAGCACCACTTCAACAACAAGGGGAAACTTCCCAAGACCGCGCCCAAGAAGAAGGGAAAGAAGTGATGGCCGCCAAGAAGACAAAGGGCAAAGCGCCTGGCGGCAAGCCGAAGGTGCCGTTTGGCGGTAAGAAGGCAGCCCCGTTCAAGAAAGGCGGCGGGCGAGTGCAGAAAGGCGCTCAGTAATGGCTGCCAAGAAGGCTCATCCTGGGTTCAAGGCCGTGCAGAGCCAGATCGCGAAGAAGCAGGGGATCTCCAAGGAACGTGCCGGAGCGATCCTCGCCAAGAGCAGTCGGAACGCGAGCGCGGCGGCCAAGAAGGCGAATCCCAGGCTGAAGAAGGTGCCGACTGCGAAGAAGGGCAAGAAATGAAGTTCAAGTGGTCGATCAGAGCATCGTCGGAGCCAGAGATCGGTACTCCCCACAAGGGAGATGACGGTCTCTGGCGGATCGACAACGTACCGATCTGCTCCACCGGGATCGAGTACCAGCTCAGCACCGGCAAGCATACGTTCACCGAAGACGAACTCGCGGATGCGGTCAAGGCCGCGTCGGGCGACGACATCGCGATCAACTCGCCTCGGATCAAGCTCGGGCACAAGTCCGAGGCCAACTCTCTGTTCCTCACAGGCGACGAGCCAGCCTTCGGGCGCGTCGAGGGGATGCAGTTGAGCGAGAACAAGCAGACGATCATCGGGTCGTATGTGGGAACACCGGAATGGTTGGCGAAGGTTCTGCCGGTCGCCTACCCATCCCGCTCGGTTGACGCGCAGCTAGGCGTCAGTACGGCGACCGGCAAAAAGTACGAAATGGTGATCACCGACGTGTCTCTTCTCGGGATCGCGTGGCCCGGTTGTTCCGTCCTGGAGGATCTACCACTCTGGTACGGGTCGGACATGCCGGAGGGCGTCGAGATCAATGCTTCGGTTGACGTATCGTCAATCCGTTCGAAGTTCTACAGTGACGGGCCTGGGGCCGGCAACATGAAGTCCTGGATCCGTGGTGAGCGGTTCGATACGGTAGCCGGATACACCCTCATTGTGGACGAAGGGGATGGCAATCTGAGCCGGATCCCCGTCGAAGTCGATGGCAATGAGGTGTTGTTCGGCCAGCCCGTTCCGGTGGTCGAGCAGTACACGGACAAAGCGGCTGCGGCTTCGGCCGTACTCGCCGGGATGAAGATGGCAGATCCTACCATGGTCATCCATGCTTCGCAAACGGATACCAAAGGAGAGACGATGGACGAGGAGCTTCGCCAGAGCCTCGCCAAGCGCCTCGGTCTGGCCGACGATGCAACCGAAGACCAGATCAAGGTCGAGTTGGCAAAGCCTGTGAACGAAGACCCGCCGGGTGACCCGGATCCGAGTGATCCGCCGCCGCCTGGTGATCCAGAGCCCACCGGCGATCCCGCTCCGACGGGCGAGCCGGCAGTTGCTTCCACGGTCACCCTCGACCGGGAGCAGTACGAGGCACTCAAGCGTGGCGCAACTCTCGCCGAGAAGCACGAGGGCGAGCAGGTTGCGGCGCGCGTGAAGGAGACCGTCGAGGCGGCGGTCATGGACGGTCGGATCCCGCCAGCGCGCCGTGAGCACTGGACGAAGGCGCTGGAGGCCGACTTCGACGGCACCAAGACCGTGATCGACGGCTTGGAGCGCGGCCTGGTGCCGCTCGCCGCTCGGGGCTCAGGTGGCCCCGGTGGCGAGGGCGAGGGCTCAACCGGAGACCAGGGTGAGGGTTTGCCCGAAGACTGGTTCCCGGAGATCAAGACCCTGCGGGCTGCTTCCGGCTCGCGGATCATCAACGCCAAGGAAGGGTAGGCCGTGGCAAACGACCTAATCCCATACAAGCGACCTGGTGACGAAGTTACCGGGTACGCCACCATGGCAATCACCGGAAAGCGCTGCGTCCAGATCTCGGCCGCAAAGCCTGTCGGTGAGAAGGCGGAAGGCAATCCGGGGACATACCCGTCTGGAACGCCGACCGGTGGTGGCGGTACATATCGCTGCGCGCATCCCTCAGGCGCGGGCGCGAATGGCGGTGCCGGAAAGATGATCTTCGGCGTCGCCAAGTACGACCAGACGACAATCGGCAAGCTCTTCGGCATCATTCGCGAAGGGATCGTGCCGATCACCGCTTCGGCGGCGATCACGGCTGGGCAACAGGTTCAGGTCGCTGCGGACGGCACCGTGGTGCCGTTCTCCACCGGTACGGCAATCGGTACCGCATGCGACGACTGTGCAAACGGGGCGGATGCCGAAGTCGCCCTGATGATCAGCTAGAGGGGAGGGGAGATGAAGAACAGAGTCACGCTAGCCGAGGAGATCGTGTGGGTTCCTGGTCAGCCGGGGATCACGCGCGCTCGCGAGGCCATCGAGGCATCGACGTACTCCAACCCTGTAGCGCACCCGCTCGGGCCGCCAACGGTCTCGGGTACTTCGATCACAATGGACATCGCGCTGAACGCCCCGACGCGCGTGACGCGAACACTGATGGATCTGACGCTGCAGAGGTTCTTTGCAGACAAGGTGTTCGCGTCGTCGGGTGGCGTTACCGGCGGTGCCGTCGTGTACGACCAGCTGATCGCCAACGATCTCTACTCCGACCGCGACATCCAGCGCATTCAGCCTGGTGACGAGTTCCCGCTCGTCACGTCAAGCCGCCGCGTGCCGGCCGTCGCCGAAGTGGAGAAGTGGGGAGCCAAGTTCTTCGTCACGGTCGAAGCTCGCGACCGGAACGATGTGGCTGTCTTCACGCGGAACGTCCGGATGATGGCGAACACCATCGTCCGGAAGATCAACCAGCGGGCGGTCGAGGTTCTGGAGGCAGCGGTGCAGGCGTCTCCGAACCGGCTCGTCACCGGAGTCAACTGGGCAACGGTCGTCACGGCCGGTGCCTCGGCGTCGAACTCCAACCTGTGGCCTGGATACGACTTCAGCCGTGCCCAGGCTCAGGCCGAGACCGAGGAACTGGGGATCGTGTACGATCTCTGGATCCTCAACCCGCAGGAGTACCTGCAGCTGGCCCGGATCTACGGGCCGGATCTCAACAACCTGCTCGGCTCGCTCAACCTGTCGATCTTCGTGACCAACAGGATGCCGGCGGGCAACGCCTACGTCGTCCAGCAGAACCAGGTCGGCCAGATGCGCACCGAGCAGCCGCTGCAGACCACGCAGTGGTACGAGCAGGAGACGGAGCGGTTCTGGACGCAGAGCAGCGTCCGCCCGTTGATGTTCGCGGACAACCGCTTCGCCGTCCTGAAGTTCACCAACCTCGCCGGGTAAGGAGGGGAGATGACAGAGCTACACGGAATCGACCCCACCGCCAAAGAGTCGGAGGGGTACGAAGTGCCCGAGGAGTACAGCGGGCAAGGAGACGACCGGGTCATTCGCAACCTGCGTTTCCTCTACACGGTCGCATCTGAGGATCCGGCCGGGACAACCGTCATCGAGCCGCGTGAGGCGTTGCAGGGCGAGACCGTCACCCTGGAGCAGATCGGCCTCATCGCTCAGATGAAGGGAGAGTCGTCGCATGCGTTCTACACCGACGACGAGCGCGAGCGGATCGAGGCTGGCGCAAACCCTGACCAGCCGCTCTCGCCATCATCCGGCGGCGACGTCAGTTCGATGGGCGAGTACGAACTGGCCGAGTACATCAAGGGAGCGAATCCCGAAGGCAAGGAGCTAACCGTCCAGCAGACCGTCGATCTGGCCGGTGGCGACGCGGATCTGGCTCATCGGATCCTGCAAGCGGAAAACATCGCAACCGACGGCGAGCCTCGCAAGGGTGTCGAGGCTGGCCTGACTTCGGTCATTCAGGGGTAAGCCATGGCCGAAGAGTACAAGGCCCTGACGTACGTGAACCTCCCATTCCTGGACGGGAATGGGAGGGCGTACTCACCGGGCCAGATGATCCCTCGCGCCGACTTTGACGAGTCGGCCGAGCTAGCGGCTGAGGCAATGCCCGAGAACGAGAACATCACCTCAGCCGAGGACATGATCGCCGATCTGATGGAGTGGGGATCTCTCAGCGACGACTCCGATGCTCCGCTGCACCCGGCTCATATCCCGGTCGATCCGGGTCAGCCGACGGTGTACAGCCTTGCGCAGCAAGCTCAGCAACTCGTGCAGCAGTACGAGTCCGAGGGCAAGGAAGTGCCGGAGGATCTGAAGGTGTTCGCCGAGGCCATCCAGAACATCAGGGCTGACGATGTAGCTTCAGGGGGTGACGCCAGTGCGTAACGGAACCACCCACTGGATCTGCGAGAAGTGGAGCGAAGAGGCTTGCGAGTTCACCCGCCGCAAGCTCTGGCTCCCCAAGGACATCGATGTCGGATCGTTCCTGCTTCGCCAGGTCATCGGTGAGCCGGAGGAAGTCAAGGAGATCCACGGCAACCTCCTCCTCAACGAAGGCATCCAGCGTATGCAGGACATGACCATGATCGCTACCGTTCTGACGAACCAGACGGCGACGAACCCATGGTCGAACGCGAACGCATACACCGGCGTCGGTGATAGCTCGACGGCAGAAGCGGCGACGCAGACGGATCTCCAGGCTGCGACCAACCACTTCTACAAGGCGATGAACGCGACCTATCCGTCACGTTCGAATCAGACGGTCTCGTTCCAGAGCGACTTTGCTGGGACAGAGGCTAACTTCACCTGGGCCGAGTGGACAATCGCGGCTGGAGCAACGGGTGCGTCCGGGGCTGGCTTCACGACCGGCACAACGAACCTCCAGCGAAAGGTAGCCGCGCTCGGAACGAAGGCGTCAGGGACATGGACGCTTACCGCGCAGGTCACGTTCTCGTAAAGGTGCGGGGGATTGTCAGGCCGCTGGCGATCCCCCGTCTCTTCTGATGCCGGGTGCAACTGCTAACTACGGCATTCCGTATCCGCTCGGCACGGACAAGCCGAACGTCGCCGCCGACATGGCGGCGATTGCCGCTCGGGTAGACGCCATCGTCAACTGTATCCCGGTCGGCGCTTCTCTGACCTGGGGCTACGGAGCGGCGCAGATACCGACCTGGGCTCTGTTGCAGTACGGGCAAGCGGTCTCGCGAACGACATACTCGGTGCTGGCTGCGCTCGCTGCAGCCGCGAGCTATCCGCACGGAACTGGCGACGGCTCGACAACCTTCAATATCGCTGACAAACGCGGGCGCGTATCGGCCGGAAAAGACGATATGGGAGGGACAGCGGCGAACCGGATCACCGCCGCGCTCTCGGGCGCGGCCGGTACGGTACTCGGCGCTGTTGTAGGAGGCGAAGGCATTACGCTCGCGACAGCCGGTATGCCTTCTCATAACCACGGTGGTGCCACCGGCTACGTCTCGTCCGATCATGGGCATGGAGGTCAGTCGGGCGGACGAGATACTGCGCACAACCACGGAGACAACGGACACCTTCACAATCCGGGGATCTCGGCTAACACGATGGACGGTTGGATCGGAGACGACACGACCGGCTACTACTCGGGAGGCAACGGAGCGCCGATTGGCCCGCACTATGGCGGCAACTGGTATTACAATAACACCGGCTACATTAGCTCCAGCGGAGAGAATGCCGACCACTATCATGGGGTCAATACAGGCGGCATTGATACGAACCACACTCATGCGATCTCGGCTGAAGGCGGCGGCGGCGCGCATCTCAATACACAGCCGACGATTATCGTTCAGAAGATTTTGAGGGCGAAGTGAAGACAACGACGCAGTATGCGATCCGCTACCCCGAGGGCAAGGATCAGCCGAACGTCCAGGCAGACATGAAGAACATGGCTCTCGATATGGATGCCTACATTATGGGAATTCCGATTGGTCTAACGATTGATTGGGATTATGGCGCAGCGTCTATCCCGTCGTGGGGGCTGCTCCAGTATGGTCAGGCGATCTCGCGGACGACGTATCCTGCTTTGCACAATCTCGCGAACCTGGCCGGATACCCTCACGGTAACGGAGACGGATCGACAACCTTCAATCTTGGAGATAAGCGCGGTCGTGTTGGTGCCGGAAAGGATGACATGGGCGGTACGGCGGCTAACAGGATAACTGCAGCGATCTCCGGAGCAGCCGGGACTACGCTCGGAGCGGTTGTCGGGAATGAGGGAGTCACCCTATCGACTGGACAGATGCCTTCCCATTCTCATGGAGGGGCAACCGGAACAGTATCAAACGATCACTCGCACAGCGGGAACTCGGGCGGTCGTTCTGCCGATCACGCGCACGGAGACTACGGGCACAACCATACTCCGTACCAGAGAGTTATGTCACAGGACGGATGGATCGGGCCGGGCAGTTCCTGGTATGCTGGGGCAGGTGGAGATTTGTGGAGTTCACACGCTGGTGGCGGCTGGCAGACGGATGGCAGTTGGTTCTTTGCTAATACAGCTGCAGGATCCTTTGGCAATCCTTCTGCGAACCACGGGCACAGTACGGCGTTCGGAGGAGTCAGCGCGAACCATACTCAGAGTATCTCGGCGGTTGGTGGCGGGACGGCTCACATGAATACTCAGCCGACGATCATAGTGAACAAGTTTGTGAGGGCGCTCTGATGGGTGCCACGTCGATCTACGCGCTCCGCTACCCCGAGCCAACCAATCCTTCGGCCGTCGCGCAGGATCTTCAGAACTTGGCCCAGGACATTGACAACTTTATTATGGCCATGCCGATAGGGATGTCGTTTGAATGGGACTACGGCGCGGCTCAGATTCCATCTTGGTCACTGCTTCAGTACGGTCAAGCGGTGAGCCGAGCGACCTATGCGGGCCTCGCGTCTCTCGCCGCGAGCGCGGGGTACCCGCACGGGTCGGGTGACGGATCTACGACATTCAATATCGCTGACAAACGAGGATGTATCAGCGCCGGTAAAGACGATATGGGTGGCACAGCCGCGAATCGTCTCACCGCTGCATTCTCCGGGAACGGGGCTCAGCTTGGCGCGGTCATCGGCGCAGAAGGCGTGACACTTTCGACCGGGCAGATTCCGTCTCACTCTCATGGCGGAGCTACTGGAACAATATCTGCGAACCACGGTCACACAGGATCTGCCGGAGGAGTATCGGCCTGGCATCAGCATAGCGATAATGGCCATGGACACTCTCCGGCCGGTCGCTGTTTCTTTGCGGACGGATGGATGGGTACTGGCAACAACGACTTCTC